GAAACTGGTATAAAATACACTTGCTGCAAAATATTTGTAGCGGTTTCTTTGGGGAGTCGTCTAATGGTAGGACAGCAGCCTTTGAAGCTGTTTATTCTAGGTTCGAATCCTAGCTCCCCAGCAAGACTGGACACTAAGCGACCGGAAGCTCTGAAAAAGCCCGATTTTGCTTGCTAAGTGTCTGTTTTATTATTGGAGTTTCGGACCGTACCCTTGTTATTCAGTGGCCTTTTTTACCCTCGAAGATACGACCTTTCGATCGTGAAGATAGAGCTGTTCGCTAAATAGCTGAATTAATTGGCGTTTTCTCTCCATGTCTCCATTGCTTAAGACATGTCTTGCGTAGTCCCTGACGTCCATTGTCTTCTCGTCTGGGTTGATGTCTTGCCTTAGGAGCACATCATCTCTGACCTTTTTGTATTCGTTTATTCCTTCTCGGATCTCTTGGGTTAGATTGATGATTTGGGGATGGGCAATATAGGTAAAGTTGATAAATCTGAATAGTGCTTTTGCTAATCCTTCTTCGCTAATGTAGTCCTCAGGGCAGTCGTAGTCTATTTGACGGGTACAGTGATAGTAAACGTGGTATACCGGATCTCTAAATTTTCTTTGTCTATATTTATCTTCTCCGACCAAACTTGATCCGCATGAAGCACATTTGAATAATCCTTTGAAGGTAAATATTTTGCTACCCCATTTGGATTTTGCCGGGACGATTAGTTGTTTTTTAACTTTATCGAAGAGTTCTTTGTCGATAAGTGGTTGATACGATCCTTTGTACCAGTTTCCACCTCCGACTGGATATTCAAATTCTCCATAGTAGAAAGGGTTTTTTAACATTAAATAAATTTGACTTAAACTGATTGGTTTTCCTGATCGGTTAGTAAATCCTTTTTCAACCAACCATTTTTTGAGAGTCCTTCCGGATGTTCCATGTTCGGCGACTTTCTGAAAGGCTTCCGTTACTATTGGGCCACGATCCGGATCAATAATAATATCTTTTATGCCGTTAAAAGCTCTGTTGAAGTACCCGAGTGGCGCCATGCCGGGTCGGAAGCCCATTTCGCACTTTGCTCTAATTCCTCGTTTTACATTCAATCCCTTTTGGTCATTTTCAAGTTTCGCCTGACTACATAAAATCATAAGGAGGAATTTTTCGTTCGGATTATTCGAAAAATTTTGTGAGTAGGTTTTTATTTGAAGCACTTTGCCTTGATCCATTAAATCGACCAACATTCCCAAATCCCCTGCGTTTCGACTTAATCTATCCGGCGCCCAAGTGAGGATTCCTGTGAATCTACCTTTGCTTATATCATTCAGCAAACCCATAAATACTGGTCTTTGTCCAGATATCTTGGCTGAATGACTCTCTTTTCTTACTTCTTTTATGACAATTCCATCTTTTGTCGCCAAGTCAGTCATTTCCTTGATTTGAGAATCAATTGACATGGCTTGCCGTTCATCGTCTTCGGAGGACTTTCTCGCGTAAAGACAATATTCTATTTTTGGAGCTTCACTATTTGTAGGGGTAGTACCCATATCAAGGGTACAAGGTACCGCAACGGTGGTGGAAGTCTAGTCCTAAAATACTATATCTTAGGAAATATCAATGGAAATCTTCAAAATACGAGCAATTTTACTGAGGATCTCTAATGAGGGCGCGTTTCTACCTTGCTCTATATAGCCCATATATGCTCGGCTAATACCCACCTTGTCCGCTAATTCTTCTTGGGTTAGCCCAATTTCATTTCGTTTCCGTTGGATTTTCTTTCCCAACACCTTTGGTAACTTAGCATTCTTTCGCATGTATTAATTGTTAAAAACATTGAACTCATAGTCCACTTAGCCACAGTTAGCATTTAGCCTTGAAAAAGGCTTGATTTCCTGCTAAATGTAAGTTAGCATTACAACATCACTGAAAGGAGGTGAAAATATGAAAAAAGTATTACTTATTATCGGAGGAGGGTTTGCCCTCATCGTTTTTCTGGGGATGATTGGCAAGAATAGTCCAAGCCAACAACCAGTCAGCCAAACGGAGGGAGTAAAACAAGAAGAAGTAAAGCTAGCCTTCGTTTTCGATGTCCCAAGCCTTGTTGGTAAGAATATTGATGAGATCAAAAAGGATCTCAATTCCTATAAAAAGAAGGCTTCGGAGCCAACTTCAGATCAAATAAAGCTGGGAGTTAAAGAATGGGAGGTTGAGTTTGAGAAGGACAGAAAGAGCCTGTTGGTGACCTACGACATCGCAACTAAAAAGGTTAAGGACTTCTTTATTAGTTCTGATGATCCTTCTGGGAAGACTAAGGACAAAAATCGCCTACTAGAGCTTGGAAATCTCAAAGAGAACGATTCAAGGTATAAGGTCGAATTTGTCAAAACTCTTAAAGATCCCTCATTCTTTACAGGAGTGAAAATAAGCCCGACTCTAAAATATGAATATGAAATACTCTCACGAGTTGAAGGTAAAATGGATGAGAATATTAGTATTTTAATCAAAGTTGGAGAGACCAATCCCAAGGGAATAGCAGAGGAAGTCCAAAAGAGCTGTAAGAAGCAATGCAACATCAGTCTGTACGACGACAAGAAAGCTTATGAGCTAAATGACCAATATGACAAGATGATGGGAACGTCGGGAACCCAACCGTCAGATTTACAAGACTGGAAGAAAAAGAACTATGTCTTCGTAGCTGAACATCTGGTAGGGCAAGTCGGTTACAGTTTTGGCCCTTACGACGACTATCCTTTTAAGGACTGGTATTACAAGGAGCTTAAGGGAATAAAGTAAACGTTTCCCTTACTTTCAGAAAGATCGAGAGGTCTTTCTGTTGTGCCTAGAACTTCATATCGAGCATTCCGGCTGTGATAGGCTTTGACAGATCTCTATATTCACCAAACATGTCCATTCCCCAGTGTGAGACTGGTGGCCTTGGTGGCCCAGCGGATTTGTAAGTCGGTCTATCTGACTCCAGAATTTTCAAAATAATGATAGTAAATGCATCGACCAGATCGTCATGTTTCTCTATACCAAAATTAACAATTTGGCTGATAAGATTTTCAGCACCTTGTCTGGGGAATAATACTTTCCCTTGTCGAATGTAGGGGGTAGCCATTTCCAACCTCGTTTGCTTATTCATTCCAGAAATCGGTACGGCTTCGGCCATTACTTTTTCGAGGGTCAGTTGTTGGACTAAAGAAACCTGATAATTTACGTTTTCTACATATGCTGTGGGTACCCTTTTAAAATCTTGATTTAATAAATCACAAACTCGTTTGATTTCTACGATAGTATCAGTGAAATTGATCCTTTTGTTTACAATGTATGGCAGGATATAAATCTTTAAATCATCCCCATAGCCAGTTACGACAAAGGGGACAAGGGCCGTAAAATCGGCTGTACTTTTTTCTGAGATGGCAAGATCCACGCCTATCCCAAGCAACCAATAATTTCGTATGTCTGGTAAATCTTCGTAATACTTAGGCCAGCTTCTTTGGACAATTCGATTGGCATCAGAAATAAATTTCAATAAATACTCTCGGTACCATGCCGATTCGTCAGCCACCTGTCGTCTCTTGGTTTCTATGTGCATCATGGATGGATATTTTCCCGGCCAAGCGATATTGTCGTTCTTATCTAAAAGAGGATATTCCCGATAAACTCCATCCATTTTCCCAGAATTAATACTTTCTTTAAGTCTCATCATGAGAGAATCTTCATGTAAAAGATTCCCTACAATGACGATCTTAGTATTCATTTCACCAATGGGCATGGCTTCTCCGGTATACCAGTTCCAAAGTTTATCTCGGCCCTCTCTGGTTTTGACCGATTCTAGGTCCTCTACGTCGTCAATGACGATGAGATCTGGTCTGTATTGGTAGTGGCGAAGCCCTCGGATACTTTCACTTTGAGAGATTGCTGAGATTCTGGCGTTGTATTGAGGAATGACAAATGAGTTAGATCGCCACTCATCGGCAACTTCAGTAAATGGTCCAAAGTCCCGAATGAGCAATTCGTTAGAGGAAAGTTCCTGCTTAATATTGGTCAGGATTTGCTTTGAAAGATCCTGGGTCTGACTAACAACCAACGTATATTTTTTAGCTGGTCTGCCAAGCATTGCCCAGATTGGGTAAGCCAGAGTGGCAATGGTGGATTTAGCTGAACCCCTAAAGGCAGTTATCACGACCTTTAAGATTCCTTCATTCTGAAGGAGGTTAAATATTTCTTTTTGGAAAGGAGCCGTGGGGCAGGTTATGTAGTGAGTAAAATACGTGACAAAGAACCACGAAAAACTTTCTCTTGTGAATGCCCTCCTAAAATTAGGGTCTATTTGAATTAGTTTGATTATCTCTTGATGGTCATTCATGTTCTTCCTTTTCCGGTGGAGCGAGTGCCACCATTTCTAATGCTTTATTTAATAATTCTTTTTGTTCGTCGGTTAACTCAATATCTTGGTTTTTATTTGAAGCCATGATTTCTATTTTGGTGGCATAGGCTGGATGGTGGTGTTTAAGCCAGAAAATAATGGCTGTCATGTTTTTATCCTTAATGGCGCTCATCATTTGACTTTCGGCCATGTCATTAACAAGCAGGTTGCCATCTAACAATGCCTGGTCACTGGCTTGAGCAAATTCAGAATGATTCTTGCGCCAGCGATAGTAGGTTGCCCTACTAATATTTGCTTTTTCACAGGCTATCTGAACGATCGGAGTTTTTTTCAAGATCTCCAAGAGTTGCTCTTTATTTTTAGATTGGCGTTTTATGATTGAGTTATCCATAGATTTTTTTGGCTTTCTGCCCAAATTGTCTTTCCCAGCGCTTGATAATAACCTCCGTATATACAGGTGATTTTTCCATGATGTAACATCGACGTTTCATTTTAGTTGCGGCAACAAGGGTCGAGCCTGACCCACCAAACGGCTCGACAATTAAGTCGCCACGCTTGGTAAGCATTTTTATGTAAGGAATAAGGATCTCTACCGGTTTCGTACCGAACACAACTCCTTGGCCCGAATGCTTCTCGTCTGAGGCATTAAACTCAATATAATCGGTGGGTTGGTTTTTCTTTCCATGTTCATATCCTCCCCAGTTGGGCTTCCCAGATGTGGCATACAACGCAGTTTCATATTCGTTTTGTAGAAGTTCTTCTTCGGGTTCTGAATTAAGCGTTTTGTCATCACTTGTGCCAACCATAGCAATATCGTATTTTGAGAAAAATCTATATTTCGCCGAGAACCCTTGGTGCCTGTTAGGTAATCTCCAAATAATCATGTTGCGCACCTTCCAATACTTCTCAATCTCACCCCACATAGCCCTCGTGTTTTTCCAATTTTCGTACGAGATGATGCTGAAATCTGGTTTTGCCACTTTCGCAATATTTGCCATCCAAAGAGATATAAAGTTGTCTGGCAAAACATCGGTCTCTAAATAGCGACGATTACGTTTGGCACCAAAGCCAGTGACAGGTTTTCCGTGACGCTTAGCTCCAACGTAATTTAAAATGTAAGGTTCGTCAGTCAGGCACATATCTGCTTTCTCGCCATTCATGAGCTTTAATATGTCATCTTCA